GCCTCGCTCCAAGCAATCGACACACATGACAAGTGAGTCATCCCGCTTCAGCCTCGTGCCAAACGGCGGTTTCCTGCCGGCCTGCGAGGAAAGTCGCGACCTATTCCTCAGGATCGCGCTAGGCACTGACGCCGTCCAAGCGAACATCCACGTCCAGCGTACTGGCAACATCGTCGCCGCCAGCAGTATCATCCGGATCACGCACTCTGGCTCGAACCTTAAAACCATAGCACCCGGACACAGAGATAGAGCGAACGGCAGGGTCGTCGGACTCAACGTTGTCGTACTCGATGATGTGTCGCTCAGCCTCTCCGTCAGATTCGTAAAGCGTGCCGTCGGCAGTCTTGGCGATGATGATGTCTGCGTCTTCAGTCGGGGTAGTTTCTGGGTTGAAGTCCAAGACAACCTGTGCCATCTCGCCCGGGTTCAGAGTAACCTCCCAATCGGCAGCATCTTTCTGTACGGTCGCGTAACTCCCGGTCAGGGTAAGCTGCGTGCTGCTTAAAAGCGATGCCCACGCCATTACCCGATACCTCTGATTTCAGCCCAGACAGAATTTAATTGAAACTGGATATCGTTGTCTGTGGATGTTGCCGGACTGGCCGCGATAGTTACGTTGCGGAGCGCCTGTTGTGCGACCTGACGCGGCGTTATGGAGACCTCGTCACGCAGGACCCGACGCGCGAACACGTCATCATCATTCGGCGTTGCTGCTTCTTGACCGGCCGCAGGAAAGGATGGGTCATCATTAAGAATCTTGTTTGAAATATCCCACATTGCGGCCAGACAGCGTCCCTGAAATGCTACGTCATTGGCGTGAGTCCAAATGTCTGCATATCCCATCAGGCTTGCTCCGCAAATTTGAAATGCACCCGCTCATCATGCTCAGACACCTTCCCTGGATTGAAGGAAAACGTCGGACGATGGTACCCCATCACCCGAGTCCAGATTTCCGTCCTGGTGCGAGGCAGGTAATTCTCGCACCCGTCACCGCAGTCTGCACTTTTAGGGCCATTGATGCATGACCCCGTCTTACCGTAATAGCAATCTTTTGTGTTCATCACCAGCAGCTCTCATCGCCCAAATGCAAGATTGAAGTCGTCCAGATACCTCTTGGCCTTCTTCTGGTCCTCGGCATCTTCGTCACGCCGCTTGAGCGCGAGATACGCGGCATAGAGAAGCAGGTCCAGGTGGTACTCTTCGGGAATCTCTGGGGCAGTCGCAAACCTGGATATTGGTATACGGAAGACCTCGATGGACACCTCATCCGTGTCTTCATCGTCGGTGGGGGTTGGGTAGAACCGGATGGTCCGTCCCTTGATGAGGTAATGTGTCGGCTCCTCTGGTCCAGTGGCTCGCCGTCATAAATGACTTGTTCCAGCTTAGTGATCTTGTCGTGAAGCGTGTGCGTGTGCGTCCCGCTCACGAGGGTGATAGTGCACACGGCCACCGTGCTGTTGTCGAAAATCAGATTGGCACGTCGACATGCTTCCATCTCTGACGTTGCTAAAGCTCGCGACAGGAAAGAAGTGCTCCACCTGTAATCATCTTCATCCTGCTCAGGATTGTCTGAAACGTCGTCCAGATACTCCTCTCTGAGGATGGTTATCAGCTCGTCACGATTCATGACCGCCTCAGTTCAAAGGGCATCCCTGCCCAGTCAGGAATTACGCAACGGCCGGTTCGATCACACCGGACAGATCGGAAGTGCTCTGCTCGTAGTAATTCTCCAGGGCACCCAGGTCGCCGGGAGCAATACCCTGACTCGCATGGCCGCCGGTGCAACGATTATTCGCACAGATACCGGTGGCCGTCGCACCCATGTTGATACAGGCGTCGGCGTCAGTGGCGATGTTGAAGATGTAGTTGTTCAGCACCGAACACCGAGTCACGATACCGGCTCCACCGATACACATCGTCCCCCAGTTCCCGTGGAGCAAGTTGTCTCGGATCACGTGCCCGTCGCCCGTGCCCGCCAGATTGACGAAATGCGTGTCGGAAGCATCGAGCATCAAGCTCGTGCACCCCTCGATGGTGATCCCGTTGGACGTGGTGGTAGCCCCGTCCTGCACGCAAACCAAGAAATTCATGTTGGTGGCAGTGGCCTGGAAGTGGCACTTGCGCAACGTGAAGTTGATGGCGTTGACATCGATCGCCGCCGCGATATCGGCGAAGTTCGCCGAGAAGATGATGTTCTCGATGGTGATATTGGCCGCGTCGATGTCGATGTCGGCGGTATCCGCAGTGTCGAAGGTGATCGTGGGCCGATTTGATCCGTTGCCAAGACCTACAACCGAAACTCCTGCAACATCCATATCGATGCCAGCGGCAGCGGATACGGTTTCCGCGTGCCCGGCCTGGACCATGATGATGTCGCCGTTGTTGGCGGTCAGCTTGGCACTGTTGAAAGCGGCCTGGATGGTTGTGAACGGACGGATGAAAGTACCGTCTCCAGCCAGGGCAGAGCCAGAATCGACCCAGATAACATTGCCGGAGTAGGTGTTCAGAACGGGCATTCCGCGGATAACAACGCCGCCAGAGAAACCGTGTGGGTAATTCGAATGCATATCATCTCCCATGAACCCCGTAGGGTCCGTAGAAAGTCATGGTGAAACAGCTATTGAAGTCTTACCTTACCGCACTAAAAGGCCGTTCGCCACTAATGGATCACAAGCCAAACGCCCTCTCTTCCTCGGCCGTCAGCTCTGGATAGCACATAAGGCGAAAACTTACCTGGTACTGAGCCAAACCGCACCTGTAATCCTCTTCAGTTGGTAGTTCATCCGTGTCCTTGTTGATGTAAACAAACTTCATTTTAGGCGTAATTCTCCAGATAATTCTTGCGCTTCTTTCTTTTAGACGGGCCAAGGTGTCGCTTACCCTGAAACGGAACACATCCAGCGGTTCAGGGTGTGTCGCCTTCAGACAGAAGGTCTTGTAGATTTGGTGGCCAGAGTCGTAATTAAGGACGTCCGCCTCCAGCCCAATAGTTTCAACACACTTGTCCATTTAACACCTCCGGATATCCTAGAACACCAGTATCAAAAGAGCCGTCTGGAAAAAAAGAAGCTTCTCCTCGTCGGTCAGCTCAGTCTTGCAGAAAAAGCGCAACGCAGCGGAATAGTATGCTTTTCGCTTAAAGTAGTCAGCAGTGGAGGGTGGAATGATGAATTCAGCCAAGGGGTTGTTGAACCTGAGCCGAGGAATCTGCGCACGACGCAACCAGAAACACCCATCCCTGCCGGTCAGATTAGCGATGATCAGGACGATTCTTCGTGAAAGGTCAGCTTTGGTGCAAGGGTGTCTGGTTTTAACCTCAACCAAATAATACTTCGCCATAGTGTAGCATCGTGGGTTAAATGCCAGCTCCGAGCTGGATGCCCGGAGCCAACATTATACCACTAGCCGCCCATGGAGCCCCACAAACAGCGCGGGTCGGTATAACCAAAATCATACCGCTGGCGCACCTTGGAGCGCAGGTTGCCGGTACTGAACTCCCCTTCCATCTTCCTCTGCAGGGAGACCCGGTTGAAGAACTTCAGCCCGTCAGGGCAATCGGTCTTGATCAGCCATTGATCGGTGTCGGACATGCGAGTGATAACGCAGGTCTCACCGGTCAGCATGCCGGAACTCCTGATCGCGTTGATGTCGTTGTTCGCAGTCTCGACCCTCTGAGTGCTATTGCGCAACCGATCAGCTACAAAGATGCTGTCCGGCGGAATGATCAGATCGGTAGGCTTTAGCGCGATCGGCACGGAGCGGTCATCCACCGCCTTGCGAATGGCGATAAAGGCATCTTCCAGGGCCGCTTCGGACAAGTCCACAGTCCCGACCAGGTTGGAGAAGGTACCACCGCCCCACAGTGGGTGACTGTCGCTCAGCAGGGCAACGCCGTCGCCGCCGAGGTGCGACGCGGACATGGCATTGTTCAGCACGGCAGCAGCGTAGATCTCCTGCGTATTGTGCATCGCGCGTGCCAACGCCTTTGCATACTTGGCGGTCTTGGGGCCGTATAGGTTATCCTCAACTGCCTCTTCGGTGATGGCAAACGCCAAGGAGATCGTCTTCATGACGTACTGCTTGCTCCAGCCCTGTCCACCAGCATCGTAGGCGACGGAGCCGCCCTCGGACTTGACCTGTCCGGCCTCGAAGCCAACCTCCAGCACGTCTTCCTCGGTCGCCTTTCTGGTGTTGGTGGTCGTATAAATCTTGGACCACTCGCGCTCCAGCTCTCTGCGCTCCATGCCGAAATGGGCGTTGAGACCTTCTTCCAGATCCTTCTGAAAGGCTGCTCTGTTCATGACACTCATTAGACACCTCCCACGCCGGAGACAACACCCTTAATGGTGTTCTCAGCCCAAATAGCCTCGACCTTTGCATACGCACCGTAAGCATTGCCTTCCCGGTTAACCAACCCAAGAACCAGAAAGCTCGCACCTGTAGTGCCTTTGGTGGACTCGTCCAGGTAGGCGCCGCTCTGGCCAGTGGCGTCACTGCCGGCGCCTTCGGCCAGGTCCATTTGATTACCGATATCACCCTCTGCACAGGTATCAACCTGAACCTCGAAAACGATATTGGGATCATCGTAGACATAAGCCACAATATTGGTATTGGTGATCACGCCGGGCCAATAGGGGCTAAACTGATGTCTGCCTGTGGAATCGATGTAGGAACAACCAGCGAAAACGCCGAGAGTTTCCTCAACGCCTGCACCAGCGATGGCAATGTTCTTGCCCGTGCCAGTAAGAATTACCGGGTCACCCTTGTGAATCTTGACGTTGTAGTCTGCGGCAATGGCATATTCGTTGGTACGAATCTCCCCGCCGCTGTTGTGCCGCATAGGCAGAAAGCCACGCGGTGCGTTTTTATTAGCCATGCTAATACCTCGCGAATTAGAGAAAAAACTTATGTCCCGTTCTCTTGGCGACGGTTGGCAACATGGCTATTTGTGCGTCGCAGGAAGCCAATCCTGTAGGTGTTTACCGGGCTTTCCCCGGTTCAGTGTTCAAACACGAATCTAAAATGCAGCGTCTCCACAGTCAAGTGGAGACGCTGTCCGATAGCGTATTGTGCGTGTCAGGTCACAGCCACTTGCTACCAACCAACTTCTAAGTAATAGTTACCAAGACCGATTTCCGCTTCCCGATAACCTTTCCTCCAACGAAACATTGGAGTCATGATACAGCGCCGACTGAATATCCAGTTATCTCGGTAATGCCACCTCCGACCTTCATTGAAGCGCACTAACACCCGTTTGGTACTAGGATTTCCGTGCCAGACACAAATCATTCCAGCCATAAAAATCACCCCCCCGAAATATCCATAAAATCTGCGATTCTCCGCAGCCGTAAGGCCTTCGCCTCGGCCTCTGTCGCTCGTGAAGCTGTCAACTCGGCGCCATACCGTATCGCCTCAGCTCTGGATGCAAAGACCCTGTCCGCTTTTACCCACATTGGATCATCAACGGTGTCGATCGTTGAGACCATATATTTGATCGACACCTTTGACCCTGGCTGACGTGTAATCTCTTCCAGAATCGACACCTGGTCCACATAGCACTCAAAAACAGGCACCTCTTCTTGAGCCAAGAACCTGGGGTCAATGAAGACCCACACACGATCGCCAACCTTGTGGCGTGGATGATGTGTCATGAGTCAAATATCCGAAGGAGCGAGTCTTCCGCCCGAATTGGTCATGGTACTGTTCTCCACATAACTTATTTGACCGAAGCCTCCGCCTGGGGTTGCGCTGTAGATGTTCTTGTGAACCTCTTCCATTTGCTTTAGCGCGGCGGCTCTCTTCGCCTTGTTTTGTCGATCAGCCATCCACGCCGGCCTTTCCATGAGGATGTTTTCCTCGTCACCGATCACATCATCATCACCCAGCATAATGGAGTTGAGGTGGGTGGCGCTGGACGCCGGCCTGGCGCGAAAGCCCTGATTCATCCGACGATTGATATTCCTTACGTCGGTTTCTCCGTGCATCGACACACGAACCCAGCGCTGAACAAATCCCGGACGAGGATCAGGTGTGATGAGGTTCTTCTGCTCATCCCATTCCTCGTTGTAATCGAACTCGTGCATTTCTTCCGAGCGCTCAGCATCCTCCAGTGAGTAAACAGTTCTCTTCCTGAGATCATCCATGGACCGGATAGGGTCCTGCTGTCTATGATCAGCGCCGGCTAAACCGACCGCTTCAACTCCGCTCTTACGGGTAACCTTTTTTCCCCGGCTGGAAGGACCTTGCATCGCCTTTTTTACAGGGGTGACGCCCCCTTTGTTCTCGATGTTCATTAGCCGTTCTTGTACCTCATGTAGCCTTGGACCGCTTTCTTATCAGTCACGTCAATCTGGAACTTCTTCATATTGGCCCAGTCCCGCTTGGTAGGCGTGATCCTACGCTTGTTGCCAGTAGACCGCTTAGGCCCTCGGCCCCCGCCAGAACCGTCATCACGGCGTATGTGCTGCCGGCCGCTGGCGTCAGTGAACCTTGCGTTTTTGCCGTCCTTCTTCCGGCCACTGCCGAGAATACCGTCAAGCCGTTCGTAGAGCTCCGGGTCGTCCGCATCGAACCCTTCATCCGTCCGAAGCTTGGCAGCAAGACGCATGGCACGCTTGGCTCGCACGGAGTTGTAGCTGGTTCCACCCTTGAGAAACCACGTTTTGTTGCGGTCAACCCAGTTCTTCGCCTCTTCCGCCAACTCTGGTTGGTCGCCAGCGGCGGCAGCGCGCTGTGACTCCTGTTCGGCGTCGCGCTTTTTGAATCGCCACTCAGCTTTGTCTTCCGTGAGTTTGTTGGCCTTGTATGTGGCGTCCGTCAGCACCTCCCAGTCCTCATCTTGCTTGGCCTTTTCGATCTGATCCTTAATCTCTTTGTCACGGGCATCAAACTCTTTTCGCTTGGCCTTGTCCTCTTCCTCGAACTGCTTCTGAGTGGCATCTCTTCGCTGACTGGCTTCAGATGCCGCCGCGGCCTTCACTTCATCCAGTTCACGCTGAGTCTCACGCCACTTCTTGGTTAGGTCGTTTACCTTCTTCTTGACTGGGTCGCTCGCCTTGTTTTCATCATACTCGTCATCGTCAATGTCGACGTCATCGACGTCGTCCTCACCAACGCCGTAAAGCGACTTGAGTTCATCTTCAGAGAACCCGCCTTCATCCCCTACGTCAATCTGCTCCTCGTCCAACTCGGGGCTATCGATATCGTCGTTGTCATCGATATCATCGATGCCTTCCTCGTCATAGAGGTCGTCTTCATAATTCTGGTTGCTCATTTTTTCTACCTCTCTTTTTCTGCCTGGCCTTGCGTTTAAGAGCCAAAATCTTGTTTCTTCGCTCTCTTACAGTTCGCGCATACCAAGCATTTTTCCGGCAGTATTTCTTGTAGGCCATGGTTTGGCATTGCGTTAAGCAGCTCCGTTAAACGTCAATCAACATAGCCGCAGGTTGTCTCGTAGTGGCTACAACGGCTTTATCGTGAATGAATCGCATGGAGACGATTTCCCCGTCCCGGTCCTTCACCTTGGCCCCGAGCCCCGTGTATGCACTGTAAAGCACCCAGTCGCCCACCTCACACCACCGCTTGCCGCTGAAGTTGGGGTGAGTGTAGCAGTCGCTCCCCATAGCCACGACCCGGCCGGTATAACGGTTAACCTCCTTGGCCTTTTTGTGCTCGTCTACAAGGATGATGCCTCCGGCGCTCACCTGCTCGACAGCAACAGGCTCGACAAGGATATGCCATCCGGTGGGGATCGGCAGCGTTTCGGGGTCGTAGTCGCGCTCTTTGAGTTTGGTCAAACCATTGTTGTCCGTCAGAGCTTCTTCAATAACAGTGTTCTGTGTCATGGTGATGCCTTTTGTAGTGGTGGTGGGTTTATTCGTCGCCGATGTCGGTCCAACCATCGTCGGACTTCAGCACTTCGGTCAGCGCCTGCCTGGCCAGCCGCATAGCCTGATCCAGCCCGACCAGCTCTCCGCATGCTGCCCGGTAGTCCTCATATGACCGGCAGTTGCCGCTGGTAATGCGGGCCGCTTTCTCCCTGATCATCGCGACAATCTTGCTCTCTACATGGTCCTGGATGTTCATTCTCTAGCCTCTTGGTTGTGGTTGGTTGTGGTTAATTTGGTCTCTACCCGCCGGTAGATGGCACGCCCGTCCCTTCGATGCCCCGAACAGCAGTCAGCGCCGACACCGCCTCGCGGCCGGCCTTGGCCATATCCTCCTGAAGATCCCGTTCGATCTTGGCCGCCGATTCCCGGTCCTTGCGATCGATCCCAGCCGCCGCCTCAAGATCGGCCCGCTGGATTTTGGCGATCGTCTCCGAACCCGCTTGGTCGCCCGTCTCGGCCCCAGGCGCACCCAGAATCGGCTGGACCTGGGTTTGCAGCGCTACCTGTGCAGCAATCTGCGCCTCAATCTCGGGCGGATACTCCTCCCCCGTGAGCTGATAGCCAAGCTGCTGCTCAATCTGGATTCGATACATATGCGCCATGTGCTGGTAGTTGTGAGCCGTCAGCGCGGCTTTCTGCCCTTCATCTTGCAGCAACGGCAACACCGCGTTGTGCACTGCAATATGCGCCTCGTGGTGCTGGTCCGGATACGCCTCGATCGGCTGCTTGTTGATAATCTTGGTGTTCTCTGTAACCGGGTCCATGCGCGGCAATCGCGCCGCTTCTTCCGGAAGAAGGGCGTCGACGTTGGGAGTTCGCAAAGCTATCAGCATCGAGCGGTGCGCCTCGCGCAACCCGGATTGACCGTAAAGCCCTGGTGACGACTCAACCAACTGTAATACCGATTGACCTAGCGCAATCCTTTGGGTGCTGGATACCACGTTAGGATCACTGACCGGGATCACGTCCACCCTATCGTCGAAGTCCGCGCGGAACACGGAGCGCTCATCACCCGGCACGTCATAGGGGTACTCGTCAGGCATATGGGTCGCGTTCAACCTGACCAGAATCTTGAACTCATCAGACTGGGACTTGAACAGCCTCCGGTGAATGCCCGTGTAGATCTTGAGCCCTTGCTCGATAAGTGCCAGGGTCGTGCCCACCGGCGCGTTGTTGTTGGCGTCGCCCACAACATTCT